AAAAGCTTTTAGTATTATACTGGAGCTTCGAAATGCCTGATTATCAGCAAATTATGAGAGCAGCAGCTAAGGATGTTAAGCTTCAGTTTTCAGATTTGTATAGCATAGATAAAAGATTAGATGATGCTAGAGTTAGTGACTTTCAGACAGCAACAGAAAAGTACAAAAAGTACCCAATTTTCTTTTGTTCTATTCCTCAGAATATGATGAAGATTAAAGAGGTTACAACAAGGATTAGTGCTAGATTTCCTGAGCATACAATCATCAACTTGTTTGACCACTCTCGTCTTATATTAGGTTCAGAGGATACAGAGCTGCAGAAACTTAATCAAATTTCTAAGACTTGTATGTGGATGCAAGCTAGAATGAATACGGTTACAATTTTACTTTCTCAGTTAAATAGGAATATCGAGCAAGAGTATCGGGCCAAACAGCAATACCAACCAATGTTAACTGACTTGTTTGGTGGTGACTCTATCGGCCAGGATGCTCATGTAGTTATGATGCTTCAACGTCCTTTTGATTTGTATGGAATAACAGATCAGTATTGTGGGGAAAAACCAGAAGGTTTACTTGCGTGCCACGTAGAAAAGAATCGTGATGGTGTATTAGGAATGATCCCTTACGAATCAGATTTGTCAACCTTTACAATTATCGAAAGGAACAAGAAGTGATCATGATAAAATCATCATAAAAATCATTTATTTACATTACAAAAACATCATGGAATTACCATTAACAAAAGTGCCAGCAGCACGTAAATCACCAAAACATCTTGTAATATATGGCCCTCCTAAAATTGGCAAGACAACAGCTATTTCAAAATTAGATAACTGTTTGATCATCGATTTAGAGAATGGGAGTGATATGGTTGAAGCTTTGAAAGTGAAGGTTAATAATCTCACTGAACTTTCTGAGTTAGGAAAATCTATCATGGCACATAAAAAGCCATATAAGTACATAGCTATTGATACTCTGACACAGTTGGAATCATGGTGTGAAGCAGAGGCAAAAGTATTGTACAAACAAACTCCTATGGGAAAGAACTTCGATGCAGAAGGAAAAGGAGTTTCAGTATTGTCGTTACCTCAAGGGGCAGGCTATCTTTATTTAAGAATGGCAATGGAGAAATGGCTTAGCCGTTTATCTCTACTTGCTGATCACATTATTTTTATCGGGCATCTTCGTGATAAGATGATTGATAAGAAAGGTAAAGAAGTATCTGCTAAGGACCTTGACCTCACAGGTAAAATTAGAAATATTACTTGTGCCGGAGCTGATGCTATTGGTTATGTGTATCGGGAAGACGGGAAAACAATGATATCCTTTGATTCTAACGGGGATATTAATGCAGGCTCTCGTTGTGAACACCTGGCAGGTCAAGAGATGGAGCTTGACTGGAATAAAATCTTCATCGATTAAGTTTCACATCATATAAAATTTCAAAATTTAATTAAGTTATGGCAATTGATGCTACTGTTGCAGACAGTTTAACTGCAAATCAAGCTCCTGCAGGGGCAAAGACTGTTAAACCACAAATTAAGTTGACAGTTTCTGGAATTATCACAGACCTTGAGAATGGTCTAGATCGTACAGCTATTGCAACAAAGTATGATTTATCTACTACAGAAGTAAACGAAATCTTCAAGCACCCAAAGCTTAAAGGTCTTCGTCCAAAACGTAAGATTACTCGTATTATGTTGATCGATGATACGGATGATAACGGTCAAGCTACATCTGCATTAGTGCAAGAGGATAGCGATGCTTCACAAATTCAAGAATCAAGCTCTCCAGAAGTTTCTTCAGAAATTTCTCCAGATGCTTTTTCTGAATTTGAGAATTGAAAATCTCAAGACATCGCTTACAAAATGTATTATCAATTTTAATCTAACTAATCCACAATAAAATGGCTGTATCATCAAATAATTCAGAATTAGAAGTAGCCGGTTCGGTACTACTGTTTACAGGTGTACATAACTTCAAAGTAGTAGCAGTAAATCCAACTTTGGCTGAGTTGCAAGAAATGGGTATTCAAGCTAAGAAAGACCCAGAGTATTCTGTTACAATTCAAGATGAAAATTACAATAAAATTGTTTTCTGGTGCCATAACCTAGAGAAAGATTTTAAAGTAAAATTCGAAATCTTGATTCAACCAAAACACCGTGCATCTAAGAACGGAGATAAGTTCATGTTCATTAACAACATTGGCCAAATGACTTGGTCTCCTGATGTTCCTGAATATGACTGGTGGAAGAACCCAGAGCAAACTCGTAAGGCTTATGTAGGGGAAGATACACTTGTTAACTTCACTAAAGCATGGGCTAACGTAGCAAATGGAGGAGAAGTATCATTCGATACTATCGACAAAATTGTTAACGGGGATGTTAAGGAGCTTCGTGAGTATGTAAAAATACTTGCAGATAACCAACTTCGTCTTTTGATCGGTGTAAAAGATGGAAAGTATCAAGTGGTTTATAACAAGCATTTTGGTCGTTTGAAGCCAATGAGAGACGATTTGTTTATTAAGTCTCTCAACGAGGATTACGGATCATTTAATGCTGAGTATAACCCTGATCTTAAGCCTGTATCTTACAGTCCTTCTTTGATCACAGCAGATGCTGAAGGAGATACAGAGGTGGCACCAGCTTCTTCTGATAAAGATCTTTGGGAATCTTAATCAAGTGTTTCATTTAAGCAGCTACAAAGGGGGATTTATTCCCCCTTTATAGTTTGCTTACTATATTAGCTGAATGATTCAAGTAAGAAATAGTGAGTCCTATCTTGATAAAGCTAGTATATTAAGTCATATCTCTGAGTATGATATCTTTAGGTTTTACTGTCCAGCATTTAAAGATATTGCAGTAAAGTTTTGCAGTGAATTACGTAAAGATCAAACACCTACATGTTCTATTGTTCCTTGGAATGGCCGATTGCTGTACAAAGACTTTGGTACAGGGGATACGTTTGATTGTTTTAATTATGTAATGATTAAGTATGGTCTTAAGTTTTCAGAATGTTTAAGAGTAATTGATACTGATTTTGAATTAGGACTTGGTTCTGGCCAGGCACAAAGGTCTCAAGTAGCTCTAACTTATGGGAGGTATGAACTGCCGAATAGGAAGGCTGCAGTCATTAAAAAGAAAGCTAGACCTTTTACTAAGTTAGATGAAGACTTTTGGGGCCAGTACCACATATCAATAGAGCTTGTTAAGTTCTATGGTATTGAGGCTATTGATTACTTTTGGATTAACGAATTTAGATATCGTGCAGAGCCTTTAGCTTATGCTTATAAGTTTGAAGGTAGATTTAAGATCTATCAACCAAAATCAAGTAAAGAAACTAAATGGTTTTCTAATACTACTAAAGATGATATTCAAGGGTCTAAGCAACTCCCTGAGTCAGGGGATATTGTATTCTTAGCATCATCTTTAAAAGATGTAATGTGCTTGAAAGTATTAGGGTATCGAGCAGTTGCTTTGCAAGGGGAAATGCAAATGCCTAATTCTGAGTTAATTACTGAACTTCAGAAAAGATTTAAAGTGGTAGCTGTTCTATATGATAATGATTTTCAATCAGATGACAATCCAGGACAAAGAATGGCTAATAAAGTATGTATGGCTTATAACTTAATTAATGTAATTTTACCAGCTCACTACAAATCTAAAGATATCTCTGACTTTGTTAGAGATCATGGTTTAGATGCAGCTAGTAGGATAATAAACATTCAATTACCATGAGCCCATATTATACAAACCCTGATACTAAAAATAAAATAGATGACATATTACAAAAATGTGCATCTTTGTTTAGTAATTTAGGGACCAATACATCATTAGATGTTAAGACCGTAGAAAAAGTAAAACAAATAGAACAAGAATGGCTAGAAAAAATCAAAGAGTTAGATCCAGACTTTCATCAAAAAGTCGTAGTAAAGTAAACAAGGGTAAGATTAAAAATGCTAGAGGTAAAGAAGTAGATGGGATTAAATTTAAGTCCATGCTTGAAGTATTTACCTATAAAAAACTTAAAGAGGCATTTCTAACTTTTGAATATGAAGAGACTACATTTAAATTAATGGAGGGGTTTACTTACCCTGAAGTTTGTTATGAAAGTAAAAAAACTCCTGAGTTTGAAGCCAAAGAGTTTCCTAAAGTAAGAGATATCACTTATACTCCTGACTTTATAGGAAGGGATGAAGAAGGGAATATTTTATGGGTTATTGAATGCAAAGGTTTTGCTAATGACCGATTCCCTAATACCTGGAAAACTTTCAAAAAGCATTTGGTTGAGACTGGGCAAGTGTGCCCTTTATTCCTCCCTAAAAATCAAAAACAAGTTTTACAGTGTATTGAAGTTATCAAATCAATGTAAGTTTAAAGTTTAATTTATTACGTATGAGTATTAAAACTATCGACACAGTTAGTGTCGGGACGGATACCGGTATCTCTAAAAAGATCAACAAAGGTGCCGAGAAGTTAGTATTTGATATTCTGCAGTCTACACAATACTCTACTCCTATACCATCTACGGTTAGAGAGCTTGTCACTAATGCATGTGACTCACAAAGAGAGAAGGAGATAGCTGTAGAAATATTAACAGGATTAAAAAGAGTTGAAGATTATTACATTGAAAGACATGGAGACCAATACGAAGACTCAAATTTTAATAAAGAAT